TATATTGATCCTAACTCAGGTAGTGTTACTTTTACAGGATATGATTCAAACCCATTAACTAACCCTGACGCAACTGATCCTAGTTTAGGTTATGACTTTAGTAATTTAGATAAAGGTATGAAAACTTTAACAAGTAACAAAGGTACTTCAATAGAAAAAACAAGACCTAATTTGTATCGTGTAAACTCTAACATACCAGGAAGAGCAGGAATTGTTGGTAATTTTTTAGCTAATAAAATTAGACCAGACACACAAGTCACAGCACAAAATACATTAGATCAATTAGCACTTGGCACTATACTTGCAGGAGACCCTAATATTACACGAGAAAAAGTATTAGATCTAAGTAATAGAGGAAAAACTCAAGAACAGATTGATGGTTTGCAAGGAACGGGAGGAGATAACAACCAACCTTTCATACCTTACTTACCACAGGAAGAAGTTGAAGATGAATACACTAATGATTTTACATATAGAGGAGATGGAATACAAAGAGTTGGAAAAGATGTTACTGACCCTAGGGGTTACGCAGCTGATGGTGGTATCATGGGCACTAGAGCAAGAAGAGCTATGGGTGGAATC